ACCTGGACAGGAAATCACACTCGACGGCTACGACCCAGGCGCAAAGATCACCGTTGAGAAAATCAATCTGTGGAAGGGTTACGCCAACCGTCCGAAGTGTGGCGTGTATGGCTACATCAAGCACGGAGAGACAGCAAAGTTTGTGAAATTCACGTCCGATAAACAAGGCGCGCAAATCCAGTACGGGAGACATTTCGGCTGGATAAGTTGGTTTTTTATCAAGGAGCTGAAGCCATGCCCTATCACATCATAATCTTCTGTTTCTTCGCGGTCATCGCTGTTGGCGCGTTTTGGTTACTGGTGGTGCGGAGATAATGTTTCCAGCCATCGAACCCGCAGCCATCCGTATTGCCCGTGAATTTCGCGAGGCGGTCAACGCGCAGCTTGACGCACAGATGTACGAACTGGGCCAGCGTTGGCTGCAAATCGAGTATGCCTTAGAAGACAAGATCGACGCGCTAATCATTGAAATTCAGGACATGGTCAAAGATGGCAAAGAGCCGTCGAAGGGGATGATTACCAGATTGCAGCGTTATCAGGAATTACGCAATCAGACCCACGCGGAGCTCATGCGCTATGAGAACTACATCGAGGGCGCAATCAAGACCGGTCAATATAACATGGCGGTCGAGGGGCTGAATGTCGGCAAGGAAACCATCTTCGCGCTGTATCAGGACGCGGGCATGTTGGGCAATTTCAACATTCTCAACGCCAACGCCATTGAGACAATGGTCGGCTATCTCGGTAACGGCGCACCGCTGAATACATTGCTCCAAGAGGCGTTTCCGTATGCGTGGAAGGGCATGACCGATAAACTGGTCGAAGGCATTGCGTTGGGCCTGTCGCCACGCGAGACCGCCAACAAAATGTACAAGGGCATGAGCCAGGGATTTAATCGCCTGCTGACCATTTCAAGGACAGAGCAGTTACGCGCCTACCGCCAGGCAACGGTCATGCAGTACCGCGAGTCCGGCGTGGTAAAGGGCTTCCGGCGGTTAGTGGCAAAACAGGGCGCGTGTATGGCGTGTCTCGTCTCTGATGGCGAGTATTTCGAGGTGGCTGAAGACTTTAGCGATCATCCTAATGGGCGATGCAGTCTCATAGCGGTGTTAAATGGCGTACCGGAACGCGAATGGCTTTACGGTGAAAACTGGTTCCGCTCATTGGGCGCGGATCAACAGCAGTCCATCATGGGCGATCAATATTATCAGGCCTGGCAGGGTGGAGCGTTCAAGCTATCGGAACTACGCTCCACCGCCCACTCTGATGTTTGGGGCGACAGCCCGAAGGTCACGCCGCTTAAGGAATTGGTAAATTGAAAAAACGCAAATATATTTCTGTTGAGGTTTGGTGGGTTGACAGCATTAGCCAAGACAAATATTGGTATGGCGCAATTGAAGGAGTTGAAGCCACAAAAAATATTGACATGCGCCAAAGATCGGTTGGAATACTGATTAGAAAAAACAAAGACAGGATTGTAATAGCTCAATCGATGGGATTGGCGGGCGATGGAATAATAAGCAATCTGGGCGGGTTTTTGACTATACCGCGTGAAGCTGTATTTGAAATAAAAATACTAAAATGACCGTTGAATTCTTGTCATTCCTGAAATTGATGTACACATTATGCAGGCAGTTCTGCTCATGGTACGAAAGGGAGATCAAGAAATAGTATTGCAATGTCATTAGTTATTGTGCTATAATCGGACTAATCAACAGTGTAGTGTCTGCGGATAATACACAACGGACAAAGTAGGGCAAACGCCACGCTTTTACTCGAAAGAGAGAGCGCGGCGTTTTTGTTTAACTCACTGGCGAGATGCCGGAAAGGAAATAGCGGGATGCTAAAACAATTTTTATTTGACGCTGATGATGGCAAGGGAGGCGGGGGAACTGCCGAACAAACCCAGGATGGAAAGTCATCGCAGTATGAGACCTTCGAGGCTTATTTAGATAAGCAGCCGCAAGAGGTCAAGGAACTTTACCAAAAGGATATTCACGGACTCAAAACCGCATTGGAAGCGGAGCGCGGAAATTCTAAGACGCTTTCGGGCCAGCTAAAAGAGCTCTTACCGAAAGCCGAAAAGGGAAGCGAGCTTGAAAAACAACTTAGCGAGACGCTGGGGAAAATGGAAGCCGCTGAACGCCGCGCCGGATTTGCGGAAGAAGCGATCAAGCCGGAGATCGGCTGCTCGAATGTTAAAGCCGCCTACGCATTGGCTTTAGCAGACAACCTATTCGACTCTCGTGGAAATCCCAAATGGGCAGAAATCAAACAAGCTGCGCCGGAGCTGTTTCGTAAGGCTGGTTCGACTGATGGCGGGGCGGGCGGTAAGACACCACCCGTGAACGACATCAATTCAGCCATTCGAAGGGCAGCGGGGCGCGAATAACGAAAGGATAAATTGAAATGACTATGATACAACGTGCTGATGCTGAAGCCCTAATTCCGGAGGAAATGTCGGCGGAAATTTTCCAACATCTCCCGGAAGGGTCAGCAGTAATGAAACTCGGCCGCAGACTGCCGAACATGGCGACGAATGTACGCCGCCTGCCGGTTCTCTCGGCTCTCCCCCTGGCTTACTTTGCGGATGAGGCGGTTGAATATCCCGGGACTGGATATGACAACATGAAACACCTCTCTAAAGCCGAATGGGAAAAGAAATACATCACGGCCGAAGATATCGCCGTGATCCTCCCCATTCCCGAAGCCGTGCTGGATGATGCCAGCTACGATATTTGGGCCGAGCTGCGCCCTCACCTGGTGGAAGCATTTGGCCAGGTATTTGACGCCGCCGTTTTGTACGGCACAAACGCTCCCGCCACTTGGCCGGATGGCATCGTACCCGATGCGGTAGCCGCAGGCAACACCCTCGCTCTTGGCGCGGTTGGCGATCTGTGGGATGACATCATGGGCCGCGACGGTCTGGATGTTGGGCTGATCGGGTTGGTGGAAGACGATGGTTACTTCCCCAACGGTTTCATTGGTGCAGTGCAGGTGCGCGGTATGCTGCGCGGACTGCGCTCCGCCTCTGGTGATGGCGCGCCTCTCTTCCGCCAGGCGATTGTCGGCGCAGGCCCGGAAACCCGTTATGAGATCGACGGACAGCCGACCTACTTCCCGACCAACGGCGCGGTGGACGCGGCTGAATCTTTGCTGATCTGCGGTGACTGGACAAAATTGGTTTGGTCAATTCGTCAGGACATCACCTATAAGATCCTCGACCAGGCCGTGATTCAGGATCCCGCTTCCGGCAACATCATCTACAACCTGCCGCAGCAGGACATGGTTGCCTTGCGCGCCACAATGCGGATTGGCTGGAACGTTCCCAATCCCATCAATCGCGTGAACACTGACCCGGATACCCGCTATCCATTCTCCGTGCTGACCCCTGCGGAAAGCTAATCGAACATTAACAATCGGGGAGGGGCAACCCTCCCCATAAAGAATGTACTTCTGCATCAAGGCACATCAACATAAAGCGCACGCCTACATGATGGCACTGCGCAGACACGGATACCGCCAAACACAGTCGGTCAGGAAATCGAGATTTTTATTGATGGATTTTGAGTGGCGCGGTGTGTTTGCCGGAAACGAGCAGTACCTGCGCAAACAGATATTAGAAGCAGAAGCGGCGCGCATCCCTGTTTTTCTCTATCCACACAGCGTCCGCCCCAATATCCCGTTTGACCTGGTTGACGAACAATACGAAGGCACACGCGCTTTATTCACTATTGCCGAAGGACACAAGGAAGTCCTTAAGCGCATTGGCTATCCATGTCCGGTAGAAGTGACTGGCTGGACGTACACAGACATCAAACCATTCAAGCCGCGAGAAGTCAAAAAAGGAAAAATCGGCGTGCTGTTTGCCCCTATTCATCCGGTGGGTACAGGTTTTTTACCGGATGATGAACGGGAACTGAACGCAAAAACTTATAACCTGCTTCTGGGCTTGATGGACAAAATAAATCTGATGGTCAGACACATTCAACCGCTGCAATATAACGGGCTTTGGGAAGATACGCGTGTCAAATTCAAACAAGCGTCTCTCAACGGGTCAACCGAGGATATGGATCGCGCGGAAGTGGTCATTGGCGCGTTCACCTACGCACACATGGCGGTTGCCTTAGGTCACCCGCTAATTATGTTGGGCGAGGGCATAAGACCGCACAACACGCCCAGAAAAGACGGAAAACTGATCTATGCAATGAACTGGGAAAAGTACCGAGATTACATGCGCTATCCGTTCGAGATTGAGAGCTGCGCCACGTCGGCTGACCTGATGGATCTTATTCTGGCAGCCACATGGAAAAATGACGCTGTCGATGACTGGAAACGCAGATTCATCGGAAAGCCATTTGACGCGCAGAGGTTTGTAAAAACACTGGAGAGTTACCTGTGATTGATTTCAGTAAACGCACGGTGGACATTCCCAACATGGACAAGATCAACGCGATTATCCCAAAAGGCATCGGCGTATTTGATGTTGAGGGCAAACGGCTGGCAAAACTGGCAGTCGGCAGAAAGGTGATCGTGGAAATCGGCGCGCATCGCGGACGTTCGGCGGCTTTCATGGCTTCCGGTCTTAGATACTCCAACACCGACGGCATGATCTACTCGGTGGATCACTGGTTCGAAGGACAGCACCTGGACGCGTACAAAAGCGGACTGGAACGCCTGCAGCTCAATCGCCACACCACACCGCTCAGGGGCGCATCAGAGGATATTGTCAAAACATGGGACAAGCCGATTGACTTCCTGTTCATCGACGGCAATCACTCTTATTTTCACGTCAAGCAGGATTACCGCTTATGGTCTCCGTTTGTTGTCAAGGGCGGGCTGATTGCCTTTCACGATTATGGTAATCCAGGCTGGGAAGGGGTGCGGCGTTTTGTGGACACCATCCCCGACAGCGACCTGCACTGCATTGGCGTCCATCACTCATTATGGTCGGGGGTGAAATCGTGATCAGTTTCATCATTTGCGCAAACTCCAACTGGGGCGATTACGCCACGCCATTTGTCAATTCAATTCTCGCACAGGGCGATAAATGCGAGGTCATCCTGGTGGATAACGGCTCAAAGAAAGCTTACCCGCCAAGTGATAAATATAAGCTTGTCCGGCTCAATCCCGTTGGCCACTATAACTACACCGCCGCACTCAATGCGGGCGCTAAAAAAGCAACGGGCGAATGGTTGATGTTCTGCAATGATGACGTTCTCTGCACCGGAAACTTCACTTACCTCGAAGGGCTTGACCAGGTCGGCGTTTATGGCGCGGAACTGCGCCACAAGGAAAAAGAGAAATTCGGTGCGGACGTGGATTACATCTACGGTTGGGCGCTGCTGATGCACCGGCGCGTTTGGATGGCAGTCGGTGAATTTGATGAATATTACCTGCATGCCGGTTTTGACGACCTGGATTATTGCTGGCGAGCGGGACAGGCGGGAGCTAAACCGGTCGAAGTCAAGCCGTGGCCGTTCGTCCATCTTGCCGACCAGAAGAATGAAAAACACAGACGCGCGACTGTCGAGGGCTACCGCGAAAACATGGCGCGTTCCAAAGAGTACTTTTTGAAAAGGGTGAATCAATGACAGCGACAGCAGACCAGATCGCAAAAT